CTGTAGCAAAGTCATCAGTAAGGTTGACCAACTCAGTTGGTTCCTTGCGATAGGTCACAAAGATCTGACGGCCAGGGACAACATCGTCTGCAATAAACAGCGACTTACCAGTAGATCCAAGCTCGCCTGTGGCGATGTTGGCCTGTCCTACGAAACGCCAGTTCTGTGCAAAGCGCCATACATGCGACGGACCAATCAACTGATACTGAACAGAGATAACTTCCTCGGCATCAGCAGGGAGACTGTATTCATAGACTACAGAGAGCTTGGAAATAGACGTAGTGTTGATTGCCCAAAGCTGCGGATACACAGAACGGATCGTGTCGTTGATGGCCTCTGTCAGACGAATAGTCGGCCAGATCGGTGAGTTCTCAACCTTAGCACCCAGCAGGTGTGAGTTGGCTGTAGTTGAAGAATATCCACGCCCAAAGGAAGACAGGTTCACTGTGTTGGTCTGCTGGTTGACAGACTGAACAAGCATCAGTTCCTGGTTGTCCACCTCGATAGTTCCGCGTGAAACCTGTGTGGCATCTGCCACTGTGAAGGAAGTAACCGAGTTGTTGATATTCGCACCCAGTGATGTGAACTGCTGCTGATTCTGAGAGAAGCCGGAAAGCTCCTGACGAACACGGTCAACCAAGTTCTGAAGTGTTGGCATATAGTACCCTTAGTAAGCAAGAACCTTGACGTTAACGTTTCCACCAACGAAGTTGGTAGTAATGTCCGCACGGAAGTATCGCATAGCAAAAACGTTGTTTCCAGCAGCACCACAGTTGACCAGAGCATTACCAGCAGTTGTGAAGGAAAGAACACCAGCTGAAATACTGTTTCCAGATGTGCCACCAAGGATGGATGCTGTGGTCAGCGGGGTGAACGTTACTCCATCAATAGATCCGAAGAATGTGACAGCACCTGCGCTGACTCCTGCTCCTGCAAGCACCTGAAAAGTGGCAGACTCTCGGGCAGTCTGGAAGTCTGCCGCAGTACCTGTGGCTGTGGAGGTTCCATTAGTAATATTCTGGATTGGGTTGACGAAGCCCTCAGCCACTAGCCAACCAGGCTCACTAAGTGAGCCACCACCCTGCGCCACCTGAGTAGTCGGAATAGTGCCAGAAGTGTTCTGCACAATCGGGGTCTGTGAAGCAGTGACAGCCACATTCACAGTGGGGTTGGTTCCACCAGAGACACCCGTACAACGGGCACGAAGATTGGTGAAAGGAACCAGGCCATTGCTCCAGGTAGTCTCACCAGCAACGTTGGTGGTTGTGGCAACCGTAGACCAGTTGGTACCATCATAGGTACCCTCAAGCAGAATGGTGAAAGATGCTGGTGATCCGGTGACAGTTGTAGTCATCTGGGCATAATTCATGCCGACACCGCAGTCCCACACAGTCTGTGGAGAGTTGGCAGGGTTGAGCACACCCACAGCAATGGGTACAGGGCTGGTATAGAAAGTCTGATTAGACTGTACTGTGGTCTGAGTAGTGCTAGCCACGAGCGGTCTCCCTAATTACTTGCATATCTGAACTATTATCAACTAGGCCGGTTACCTGCTTGACCACTTCATGCGAAACGGTGTCATAGCCACCCTTGCCATTTGGTGCAGCCTGGAAGTCACGGCCGTAGGCCATGCCGGTTTCGGAGGACATTCGCTCTGCGAACTTGAGCTTAGCCATTCCGGTACCATCAGGCTGAATACCCTGTGATCGGAGGTCTCGATAGAGACTCAACTCCTGCTCATGCAGCTTGTCCTTGCTCTTGTCTGCGCCATAGGCGCTTCGGGCATAGCCTACCATCTGATTCTTAGCACGCATGCACTCACCAAAAGTGGCATGATCTCTAGTGGTGCAGGTGCGGGAACAATTAAGTCCCCGCACCAAGTGTTCTGTCTGCATTAGTCGAATGCCGTCATAGTCTGTCGCGGAGCCCAACCACCAGCAGAGGTGTCATCATAGCCAGGATCTGCCCACTCACAACCAACAGAGTAGATAGTGTTCTGGACAACCTTACGCTCATCAAGAGACATCAAGTGGAGATCTCCACCAATGTAGCCGTCGTGGTTGGCCATATAGTCTGCCTGACGATGCTGCTTATCAAAGTCCTTGCCCGGATTACCACCACGGGTTGTGCCCATAGGACGAGAGGCCTGTGCTGGATTATAGACGAAATGAGTCTCAACAACAGGACCATCCTCAGGGGTAATGATCTTCCCCATTCCATCGAGACCAGCCTTATACTTGTCTGGGTGGATGGTAGTGTTAACGCCGAATCGTGCAGTACCTGGATGTGCACTCATTAGATTACTCCCTGTCCCTGTGGGCCAGGTCCCTGGAAGGGAATCGACTGGCTACCTGGATTTGGTCCTGGACCCAAACGGGTCATATCCTTGCCAGTACTAGCTGGCTTCTTACCACGCAAAGGTGGTCGTACAGAAGGCTTAACAGCCTTCTTAGCAGTTGCCTTCTTCAGGGCTGGGACAGCCTTCTTGACTTGTGTGATCTGCTTCGCAGACCTGACTGGCTTCCTCTTAGGTGCAGCCACTATGATACCGCCTGAAAGTCTCCCCCAACGCCAGCGTTGAGAAGGTTTGTTCGATCTGTGGAAGTGATCGGCTGGTTGTTGACGAACACCTGAGTAGCTGCTGCAATCTGATCAGTAGACTGATATCGAGCAGCTGTGAAAGTACCAGAGTTGTTCAGCACAGTGAAGTATCGATTAACGCGGTAGCGGAACATGAGCATGTTCTCGCCCATTGGACCCTCCTCAATGAACGGAGGGTTATAGAGTTGTGGCTGATTATCTGATAGCAACACAGCAGCTACCATCAAGAACTGAGCACTCAAGGTCTTGGAGAATGTCGGCGCATAGCCGACAACCGGATTAACCTTCTGATACACAGACATAGTCAAAGCTGTAGGGCTGGGGTTGGAAGCATGAAGCACCAGCGTTGCTGCTCCATCACTGTTGGTCAGGTTCACGGTAGAACCATCAGTGAATGCTGCATGCAAAGACAGCGCAGCTGCCATCTGCAAGGGCTGTGCTTGTACCTTGTTGACGGGCACTCCGTTAACACCCTGGATGCTATTATCCAATTGGGCAGTCAAGAGAGTGCCGTCAAACACTACAGCGATAGCTAGAGCATTGGTTGTAGAGACATCCTTATCGCCAACTCCAAGAGTTGGCGCACCAACAAACGTGAACACCACAGAGGTTCCGCTGTCCGAAGCATTCCATGTATGATACCATGAACTAAGAGTTGCGGTGTTTGTATTACGCAGACTGTTGAACTGGACCCAGGGGTTCGGTGTGCTGGTGAACTCAGAAGCCCAACCGGGCTGGTGAGTGATGATCTCATTCGTAGTTCCAAGGAAGACCACTACCAAGTCCCCCACAGCTGGCGTACCGCCGAGAGCCACTGTAATGGAGGTTGCATTGGTGGCAGTACTGCCTGCGGAGAACTTGATGCTTGACACGGTTTGACAAACCCCTACGGTAGATGGTATGGTAGATACATGGAAACCAAGCTATGCCGCAGATGCGGCGAAACAAAGTCTATGACAGAGTTTCACAAGGATAAGAAGGCCAGGGATGGCCACTGCTTCTACTGTAAGGAGTGCAACAAGAAGAAGGCATCGAAGTGGTATGCAGACAACAATGATAGAGCCAGGGCCAATATGCGTGCCTACCGAGAGATAAACCCGGAAAGTATGCGCGACAGGAGCTACCGTCGTAAGTATGGTATTACTCTTGAAGAGTACAACTACCTGCTTGAAAAGCAGGACAGTGTTTGTGCTGGCTGTGGTGGGGCAGAGAACAGAGCAGCCACGGGAAACTTGGCTGTAGATCACGATCATAGAACTGGAAGAGTCCGTGGTCTGCTCTGCTCCAACTGCAATAGAGCACTCGGACTTATCGGAGACAGCGTCGAAACGCTTAACAGGCTAGCCAACTATCTGGCTTAGCCGTCCTGATTAAGTCGTGTGAATGCTGGAGGTTGTCCTAACTTGATACAAAGCTGCCTGCCTGTATACAGACCACCCAGCTACTCCGTACCAGCCAATTGGGCGAGCACGCATCAGCTTGTCAACCACGGGTCCGATAACTACGTGGAACTCCTCAGAGCAGGCCTCAGCAAGCGCCTGCTGCCCTGCGAACAGGGTGTAGAAGACACGAGTGCTGGAAGAACCAGTAGTGTCCTGGAAGGCACGTGGAGTCTCCACGAAGAAGGCACCCTCGTACTCACCGATCTCGCCAGCCCAGACAGAACCAGGTGCAGAGTAAACGTGCGGTGCACGCCAACCGGCAATGGATCCAGACTCGGAGCGAAGATCGTAAGATACCTCAGGGTGGATAGCAGCCCAGTACAGAGAGCCCTTGCGAGGAAGAGCCTTGTTGGTACGAAGCTTAGTCACAGCAGCGCGAACGTCACGGGACTGGATGATGTCAGTCAAGGTGATAGAGCTGTTAGCTCCACCAGAAAGGATCATAGATCCTGCCTGCTCACGGATGACGTTGGTTCCACCGATCAGCACGTTCAGCACCACAGCGTCAATGGAATCAACCATGTTGAACGCTACGATGTTGGCGATAGCTGGATCGATGTCAGAGAAGCTGAACAGGTTCAGCAGACGGGTACGAAGTACGGCGTTACCGTACTCAGCAAGTGTTACCGAAACAGTCGATGGGTTACCGATAGCAACAGCATCGGGGTCCACTGTCTCAGTAAGAGTGCTGGTAGCTGTCGTTAGATCGTTGTACAGACTGAAGACTACGGAAGAACCCGGCTTGTCCTGCTGAGCAGGACGCTTGTCAGCAATCTCACGGTGGAGAGGCTGAGCACGTAGCTGGAATTCAACCAGACGGTCATATGCAGTCTGGACAAGCGCAGCCACCGCACTGGTGGATGTATACGCATTAGCCGATTTAGGCCTTCAGATAGCCGAGGGCAGCACTCACTAGTTCAAAATCGTCCTTGAAGAACCCAAGGCCACAGTTGCAGGCGTTGCAAAGCAACCCGCGAACTTCACCAGTGTTGTGGTCATGGTCTACTGCTAGACGCTTCCAGCCAGGCTCATCGCGGCAAATTGCACAGCGACCATCTTGACGGTCAAACATTTCCCAGTAGTCTTCAGGAGTCAAGCCAAAATCTTGCTGAAGCTTACGCTTCCAAGCATAGTCTCGCTTCTGTTGGGCACGAGGCCCTTGATCATTAGCTGTTGTACAGGACTTACACCTATACTGAAGACCATCTTTTGCTTGGCTTGCCTTGTAGAAGTCTTCCACAGACTTCTCGATCTTGCAGGTGTTGCATCTCTTCATCAAGAAGGACACACCATCTTTCTTGTCTAGAATTTACATAGAGGCTAGATTAACCCCATTTGCCTGAAGGAGTGCAAGAAGGTCATCCTGCGCCTTCTGGGGATCAAGGGGGTCATACTTGATCTGGTCGATCTGGGACTTGAAGTCCTGGACTACACGAGCATCATAGGCTTCCATGTCTGTCATGGCCTGATACCCACGCTGCTCTGCATCGGACAGAGTAGTCTCATTAGCACTAGAACGGCTTGCAGGCTGCGCAGGCCCGAAGACATCCTTGTTCTCGTTGTACCACTTGTCCACGGACTCATCGTCCGCACCTAGATCTGCCGGGTAGAACTTAGCCACCTTAGCATCTAGGCCACGACTAGTAAGGGCCTGGCTGATGACAGAAGAGCGGTTCTGGACTTGCCAGCTTTGCTGTGCTTCCATCAGTTCCTTGTTCTGCTTGGCCAGCTCCTTGAGCTGCTTACGCATGTTCTTCATGCCCTCGGACTCAGTAGGGTCCACGTAGTCATTCATTCCTTGCTACTCCCATTTTAAGCCGCGTCAAGCCGGGGATGCTTGCCGGATACTTTGATTAGTGTCTCAGACTGTATACACGAACACGTTGCTGAGTTAGACGTATCGGTGTGGACCAACGGGGAATCGAACCCCGACCCTTCGGGTGCAAGCCGAATGTGCTTCCGTTATCACTAAAGGCCCATGATGTTGCATTTCTGCAACATCTGTACTTTTTATATCAATGTTGCTTTAAAGCAACATTACCGCTTGGGACAACAAGCACATGATCCACAGTGCTTATATAGACCACAATCACAAATTGGGTAAGTTGTCACTTATCCTTCTTAAAAACCGGGTGCCCCACTTGTCTGCTGCTGGAACGAAGACTTCTGAACACCAGACTGTCCAGAGAATGCCGCAGTCTCCTGCTGGCCTAGACGTTCTGCTGCTAGTTGAGCAGCACCACTAGAACCAAGATACTGCTGCTCAAGTGTCTGCTGATCAACAGGTACCTGAGTCTGGTAGATTTGAGACAGCTTCTGAGCTGTCGGTAGGATGTCAGCAATACGCTGATAGGCGCTCTGTGCCTGCTGGTAAGTGACACCCATCTGAGCGTACTTCATAGAATCATCTGCCGAGATCTGAAGGTTGTTCTGTAGAGCACTTCCACCGATCTGTGCCTGATTCAGCTTAAGCTGTAGAGCAGGTGTTGGAGTCTGATCGTTGAGGAAGTATGATGCCAGATCAGGAGTACCAATACCCAACTGGTTGAAATACTGAGTAACAGATGGCGGAGCCATCGTGGTTGCCTGCACAGCCATACTTACACGACTCTGAAGTTCCGTGGGAGAGACATCCTTGCCGATCCATTCGGTGAAGTTCTGCTGGTTGTCGAAGTGATCAGACAAACCATTCTGTCGAAGCAGTTGCTTGTATGAGGCTTCTGTAGACAGATACTCGGCAGGTGTCAGAACCTGTAGACCGTTCTTGATACGGAGATCGTTGCCTGCAAAGCGTTGCTTGTACTCAGGGGTCTGCTGAAGCAAGACGGTAATGGTGTCAGAACCGAAGCCATTTTGCAGATAGGTCAGAATAGTTGGTGCAAGAGATCCCAGACCATATGAATCAAATAGCTGCTGAAGTACCACATACGCATCACGCTCTGGGCCAGTTAGACCCGCTAGTGGGTCAGCGGCGGGTTGTGGTGCATAGGAGGAAGGAGGCAGCGGTGGGGGCGGCCTGTTGCCACCTTCTACGGGTCCTTGGACAGGAGGTGGTGGCCTATTGCCACCAGGATTACCAGAGACAGGAGTAGGTGTTGGCTGTCGCCTTGGAGGTCCATCAACCATTTGTTACCCCTTAATATTCGAAGCCCATATCAACGAGTACACGGTGAGCATTGGACATGAAGGCATCTTGCGCATTATCGGTGGCAAGCCACCTTGGATCCTGTCGGACTTGCTTCTCGAACTCATACATTGGCATTGGTGTCGGCTGACCATCCTGCGTGTTCTGCAAGGCACTCTTGATCAGCGGAGTCTGGATGTTGATAGAGCCAGGACCAGCCTCTAGAAGCTGCTGTGCTCGCTGTGTATACGGAGCAGAGATGTCAGAGAGGCTCATCCCACTGTTGATCTGGCTCGAATAGGCAGGATACATGGAAGCTGCCTGTGTACGGAGCTGTGCTGTCACACCCTGCACGGACTGCTTGCCAGCAACAATCTGCTTGATCTGAGTGTCAAGCTGGTCTTCTGGCAGGAAGACGCCAAGGTCCATCATCTGCTGACGGATCTGATCCTCATAGGATCCAGCCTGACCACCGAAGTGGTTGCCTGAAGCAGGCTTCAGGAACTCTGCCATCTTCTGATCTAGAACAGCTGTATTCTGATCATAACCATTTGTGATAGCATCCACAGCAATCTGCTGTGCCTGCTGAGGAGTCAACGTGACACCGAGTTGTGCAGCTGTGTTCTGCATCTGTGTCTGAAGATTGGTGATGTTCTGATTCCAAGTGGCAGGATCAGCCTTCATAGTGGCAAAAGCCTGACGAGCTGTAGAGCTAGTGGAAGCCCACCACTTACTGTTCTGGATAGCTGCGATGAACTTGTCTGTGGACCAAGTGCCAGATACTGCCTGATTGTAGATATCCTGTAGCTCAGCTACAGATGTGATCAAAGCCGCCACTGTTGGGTACGTGGTACGAAGCTGGTCAATAGATAGAACTGGCTGATTCTGAACAATGTAGCCAGCTACGTTGCTGTTGTTGAAGCTGATGCCCGAATTGTCACCAGTACGCTGTTCTAGCTGTGGAAGGTTCGCAGCGGATAGGATGGTGTTGGCATAGCCAGCAAGTCCCGAAGTATCGCCATTGTAAGCAGACAGTGCTAGATAGAGATTGCTGCTGTTCTGCCTGAGCAACTGTGACATATAAGCAACGTAGGCACTGAGTTCATTAGTAAGGTTTGTTGGATCCCCGCTGCCCCAAGTGTTCCAGGTCTGTCTCTTATACACATCTGACGCTGCCGACGATATGCAGTGTGTAGATCTCGGTGGTCGCCGTATCATTAAAAAAAAA